AGGCCGCCGACAGCGCGCTCTCGTTCGCCACCGCCCACAGCGGCTTGTTGCTCGCCGCGCGGAGGGCGCGGATGCGATCGACGAGATCGAACAGGCCGCCGACCTCCCCGCCTGCGGAATCGACATCGAGGATCACGCCGCGCACGCTCGGCTCCGCCATGGCGCCCGCGATCGCCTCGCCGATCTCGCTGTACGAGCGAAGCCCGCTTGCGGCATCGAGATAGCCGGAGCGGGCAACCAGCGTGCCGATCACCGCGATAACGGCAATGCTTTCGGCCGTGATCGCGGTGAGCGGCGCTGGCTCGGGTCGTGGGTCGATCGGTTCGATTCTCCCGCCGGCGAGCCGCGGCGTCAGCACGGCGAGGATCGCCTCGAGCTTGGCGCGCGCGATCATCAGCGGCGTCCCGAACAGGCGCGAGGCCACGTGGGGTAGGTCGAGCATTCGGTGGCGGCTCTGGCGAAGCCAAGGGGCCTTGACGGCCCGCCTGCGGGCCCTATATTCTAGCCAGAAATTCTAGCTAGTTGAGGTGAGCCATGGCAAACGCCACGTGGTCGGTTCAGGACGCCAAGAACCGATTCAGCGAAGTCGTCGAGGCGGCACGGCGTAAGCCGCAGACTGTGACCAAGCATGGCAAGCCGGCTGTGGTGGTTATAGCCGCGGATGAATACGAGCGTTTGCGGAAGTTGCAGCACCTGAAGGCACCGAGCTTCGCCGAGCTTCTTCTAGCGATGCCGAGCGGGGGCGAGGACTTTGAACGGCTCGAGGGGCGCATGCGCGACCCGGGCTTCTGATGTTTCTGCTCGACACCGTCGTCTTTTCCGAATTGCGCAAGCCTCGACGGCAGCGCAATCACAATGTGGTTCATTGGCTCGAAAAGGTCTCATCCCAAGACCTGTTCGTCAGCGTGGTGACGATCGGCGAAATCGAGCGTGGAATTGAACGGCAGCGCCAACTCGATCCGTCATTTGCAGAACGCCTGGCGGTGTGGGTCGATACTGTTTTGCGGACCTATGAGGGTCGAATTCTTCCGGTAGATGTCGCGGTCGCCCGTCGTTGGGGCCGTCTATCGCAACAGATCGGGAATAAAGGTCTCGATTTGGCCGTGGCCGCCACCGCACTCGAACACGGCCTCACCGTGGTGACCCGCAACGTATCGGATTTCGAGCCGACGGGCGTCTCCGTGCTCGATCCGTTTAGTTCGCCACCGCGTCGGAAGCCGTAGATCGACTTCCCGACTCCGACACGACGTTTGCGGCCGGCGCCGGCCCGAAGTTCAAGCCCAGCGATTTCTCGCGCGCCCGGTCGGCGGCGATCTCGGCATCCACCTGCTCGGCGTCGTAGCCGCGCTCGGCGAGCGCCTGCGTGCGACTCTTCAAGCCCGCCGCGATCTGCTCGATCTCCGCGCGCGCGTCCTTCAAGGGATCGACCCAGTCCCACTTCGGCGGCAGCCAAGTGCACGCCAGGTATTCGCGCCGGCGCGCCTCGTAGTCCGGAAGATCGATGGCGCCGGCAAGCGCCGCCGTATCCATGAAACGCGCCCAGACTTGGCGGCAGAGCTGCCAGACGATGACCGCGTGCTGAAAGGCCTCGACGCGGCGGCGGAACTCGAGCAGCGCCAGGCGCGAGTTCGAGTAGTTCGCCTTCAGCATGTCGTTCGAGAGATAGGCGTAAGGAACGCCCAGCGCGGCCGAGACCTGGAGCAGCGTACGGTACTGGAAGGGCTCGTAGGTCTGGCCCGACTCCGCGGGCGAAGAGGTCTGCACCTCCTCGCCGGGCTCGAGCAGCATGATCTGCCCAGGTTGCAAATCGAGCGTGCGCTCGTCGTTCTCGGTGCGCGTCTCGGCGGCATCGAGCGGCTCGGCGGGGGCCGGGGTCGTGATGAACAACGCATGCATCGCCGCGACCTTCTTACGGTCGAGCTCCGCGTCGTCGAACTGGTCGAGCAGGAAGAGCTTGACGATCGTGGACGCGAAGCGGGAGACGCCGCGGAGCTGCCCCGCCTCCACGGGATCGATCACGTGGATGATCTCGGCGGCGGGGATGCGGACGGTCTCGCCGGAAAGGCCAGGGTCCGTGATGTCGTTCGGGTGCCGGCGCAGGAAGTGATAGGCCACACGGCGCCCGATGCGATCGAACTCGATGCCCTGCCGGATCACGTTGCCATTCTGCGCAACCTCGGTGCGATGGAGCGGCAGCATCTCGGAGGGGAGCATCTGCAGCTGCAGGGGCACCGTGAGCCCGTCCTGCGGCCGGCGCGGGCGAAACCGAAAGAACACCTCGCCGGCGATGAACACTTCGCGCGCGGCCCGCCGCTGCAGCCCGTAGAAATCGGTGAAGCCTTCGGCATCCGCCTCGTCGGTCCAATCGAGCCAGAGCTTCTGCGCGCGCGCCTTCAATTGCGGGTCGGCGATCAGCGAGGACGGCTTGATGCCGGCGCCGATGACGTTTCCGGCCCAGCTCTCGATGGCGTTCGCCGCATAACCGTTGTTGCGCACGAGCCAGCGGGCGCGCGCGGTGATGTCGGATCCCGCCGCCGCGATCAGCGTATTGAGATGCGCCCGGCTCGGCTGGAAACCCTTGAGGCGCCGGTTCGCCAGGCCCGCCTCGAACCCGCCGATGAACGCCCCGACTCGGCGGCGGAAGGCTTTGAGGGCGGCGAGCACTCAAAGACCCTTCGAGGCCGATGTGAGGATGCGGCGCTTGCGGCCACCCTCCTGAACCGCGGCGATCCGGCGCTCCAGATCCGTGATGGCGGCCGCCATCTCGGCGTCGGACGCATAGGTCACGCGGCGTCCGTCCACCTCGACCGTGCGCACGCCGCGGAACCGCGCGGCCAGCAGTGCCTCGCGCTGCGCGATCAACTCTTCGAGGGTCATGGGGACTCAGCTCAGGTAGCTCGACCGAAACACGCGTCGGCCGTGGCGCTTAGGCCCGCGTCGGACCACGCCGGCGACCGGTCTTGCTTGCGCATCGGAGGCCTCATCGGGCGCATCCTGTGAGTTCCGGCCCTCATCGCTGTCCGCGGCCGCGCCCACTTGCCTCTCCAGATCGCGCCACATGGCTTCCGTCCAGCGATCGGCCTCCGCAATCCAGGCGGCGGCGCGGGCATAGACGCGGCAGTCGAGCGCCTCGTTGCGCTCACGCAGCTTCTGCCATTCGAGACGGGCAAAGCCGCGCTTGGTCTTGACGGTGACGAGCTGCTCGGCAACGAGCTGCTTGACCCATTCGGCCTCGACGCCACGAGGCAGATGCACGTAGCCCGCCGGGAAGGTCGCGCCCGCGGCAAGCTCCTCATCGGTCGGTGCGGCAAGGCGCAAGAAGCGGTAGGTCTCGCTCTTGAAAGTGGCAACCGCGACGGTCCACAGCCGCGCGCCACGGCGCAGCTTCCGGCCGCCTTCGGTGACGTCGACATAGCTCGGACCCGTCACGGGTGCCGCCCGGTTGAAGCCCTCGACGCCCTTGACGGCCGCCACCTGGGCGAAGCCGTGGGCGCGGGCCCAGGCATAGACCGCCGGTGCCTCGTAGCCGGTGTCGATGCCGAGCTTCGCAAGGCCGAGCCAGGCCCCCGGCTCATGCGGCCAGGTGCGATTGAGGAGCGCCGATAGCCTCGCCCAGGCTTCGGCGCGCTCGGGCCCGCCATCAATGACGAGATGGTCGACGAGCCAGCTCTCGAGGCCTCGGCCCCAGGCCCAGACCGAGACCTCGATGCGGTCCTTCTGGACGTCGGCGCCCGCCGTCAGGAACAGGCCGCCGTCCGGGACGGTCCCGAGCGGCCAGGTCTCGCGCCGCTCATAGAGGCGCTGCCAGTCGGGCGCCTCACCGGTCTCGACCCAGGTCTCGCCCAGTACGCCGTTCTTGAAGCTGCGCTTGGCCTCGTCGGTGCTGGCCGCTTCCCACAGCCGGGCGATATCCGCCCAGGACAGCCAGCCGACCGGTGAATAGAGCGCCGAGATGTGGAAGCCGATCGTGCCTGGATCCTGCGGCACGGCGGTGGAGCGCCACTCGCCGGCCGCGAGCATGGCTGTCTTGTGGTGTTCCTCGTTCCGCCCCTCGCACGCTTCACAGAGGTAATGGGCCGTCTCGGGCTTGCCCTGCTCCCAGCGCAGCCGCTCGAACTTGAGCCACTGCATGGCCCCGCAGCGGGGACACGGCACGAAGTAGCGCCGCCGGTCGGAGGCCTCGTACTCGCGCTCGATCCGCGACACCCCATGGATCGTCGGCGTCGAGCCGATGAGGACCTTGGAGCGCCACGAGAAGGTCCGCGTGCGGGCTTCCGCGAGCGCGACCGGGTCGCCTTCCTCGTCGGCCGAGGGCGGATAGGCATCCACCTCGTCGAGGAAGAGATACCGCGCCGGCATCGAGCGCAGGCCGACGGCGCTGTTGGCGCCAGTGATGACGAGGAGCCCGGCCGGGAACTCCTTCGAGAGCACCGTGTTGCCGGCATCGCGGGCGCGGGCGGGCTTGACCCGCTCGCGCAGGCTTGGGCTCTCGGCAATCAGCGGATCGATGCGCTGGCGCGAGAAACGCTTGGCAAGCTCGACCGTCGGCTGCACTGCGAGCATCGGCCCCGGCGCATGGTGGATGACGTAGCCGACCCAGTTGTTGCCGCCCTCGGTGAAACCCACCTGCGCCGACTTCATCACGACGACGCGGCGCGCGGAATGCGCGGGCGAGAGCGCATCCATGATCGCGCGCATATAGGGCGTCCGGTCGGTGCGGTAGCGGCCGGGCTCGGCCGAGGCGCGCGGGCTTAAGCCCCGATGCCGGTCGGCCCATTCCGAGACGGTGAGCGCCGGATCGGGGGCAAGCCCCGCGCGCCAGCATTGCCACAGCTCATCCGCGCCCTCGAAGGCGAAGAGGTCATCCAAGGCGCTTCAGCGAAACTCCGGCTTCACCTCGGCGAGCTCAGCAAGATGCGCGCGGACATGGGCTTCGAGCGCCTTCTGCATCGCATGCGCGTTGACGCCGAGCTCGGCCGCCATCAGCGCCGCGACCCGTGCGGGCCAGTTCGCCCACGCATCGCGCTCCTCGCGCGCAAGCCGGAAGACGAGCGCGGTGGCCCGGGCCCGGTCGACGAGCGCGCCGCGGCGCTCCTGCAGCTTGAGGCGCGCCAGATGCGCCTTGGCGATCTCGTGCGCCGTGCGCGCCTGCACGAAGGTGACGTTGCCGCCCGCAGGCAGCCCCTGCTCCTTCAGCGTCTCGCGCACCGAGCCGACCGCCGACTCCGGGACCGGCTCAAGGCGCGCTGGCTTGCCCGATTGCGCGCGCTGCTTGCTCGGATCGGTCGTGGCAGTCCGCCGAAGGTCGGACGCCTGGGCGTCGATCGAGCCATCGGGGAACATGACGAGCCTTCCCGCGGCACGCGCCTTCTGCACGGCGCCGCGCGAGATGCCGGCATGGGCCGCATATTGCCGCTCGCTCATTCCCTGCATGGCATTTGTCGCTGGATCGACCACGCGCAAAGTCGCCGACCTTGCGGGCGGCGACTTGCTTCAATCCTGGTCATGAGTGAGGGCTTCGCTCATTCGATAATGCGGTAGACCCGTCCGCGGACGTTATTTTTTCCGACGCAACGTTGAGGCCGAGCTTCCTCTTGAGCGCGCCGGCAATCGCCCCGCGCACCGTGTGCGGCTGCCAAGCGAAAGCCTTGGCGATCTCCTCGATGGTCGCGCCCTCGGGGCGTTCGAGCATCTCGATGAGCTTGGCCTGCTTGCTGTCGGCGCGCACGCGGCGCGGGGCACGCGCCCCGTCTTTGGTTTCTTCCGTTCCCTCTGGCGTTGCCGCTTTGGCACTCGCCTCGGTCTCGTCAACCAGGTCGTCGGAGGCGCTGGCTTTGAGGGCCTCCTCTCGTGCAACAGCAGCGCCCGCGGCGTCATTCGCATCGAAGCTCTCGGTCTTGCGTGCCGTCGATCGGACCAGATCGTCGCCTCCTTCGCCGCCCGCATCCGCCGCACCAGGCTCGCTTGCCTCGACAATGCCGAGCGCCTCGAAAGCAGCCTTCGTTGCGCGCAACGTAAGGTGCCTGCGCGTTCGGTGCTCGCGCCAGACGGTGTCCTCGCGCTTGGCCTCAACCTCCTCGATCAGACCCTTCTTGAGGAGGCTCGCGAGCACCTTGGCGGCAGCACCGCCCGGAAGCTTGAGAGGAAGCGGATAGACGTTGGCGTGCGGCCGTTGGCAGGCGGCCGAAAGCACGACGAGCTGCGTATCGGAAAGTGCCATGGATGGCTCCATGCGTAGTCGGGCAGCGACCATCGCTGCCCTCCTACTGCCTTAAGCCCCGGTCGCGCGGGCGGCGACGCGGGGCTGAGGCGGGAGGCAGCGCAAAGGATCAGGCACTCCTTGCTTCGCGAACCGCCTGCTCAAACCACTTGCGCCAGCGCCGATCGGCAAGGCGCGTCATGATGTGAGTCTCGATCGCCTCCCGGCTCACCGGCCCGCCCGGAATGAAGCTCAAATCGTCGGCGAGATGCCGCCCGAAGCGGGCGTCCAGCAGCTCGCGCACCTGCTCGGGCGTCAGATCGAAAGCCGTCGCCAGAGCATCGCTTGCTGCTTCCCAGGCCATGGCCTGGTCGTAACCGTTGTGGCCGCAGGTACCCCAGAAGCCCCAGGCTTCATTGGCGGTCGGAAGGATCGTCCTGGTCATCGCCATCTCCATCGTGATGGCGACATAGGGGCGCTGCTTTGACCCGCAGCCAAGCGAATAATCAGCATTCGGTTGCTTTGATGGGCCGCTCTTGATCATTTCATGATCGGAATGGCGCCGCCGCGCTCCCTTCGCGCCGAACGCGCCAGTGCTCGAACAGCCGGCGCAGCAGGTACGACCGCAGGATGGACACACCGCTAAAGGCCGCCCCAATCGCCAGGTGCTCGGCAAGCGACGCCGCAATCCCGAACCAGGGAAACACGATGAGCTGCGTGACAAGCGCAAGACCATAGCCGACCGCCACATTGGCGATCGACTCAACCAGCGACATCAAACGGCTCTGCTTCATGCCGCGCGCCGATC